TCCAGTTGTTCCACTGCTTGAGTTAGAGAACTGATTCAATATGGCTTCATTGGTTAATACCAATTCTAAATATTCTGGAACTATTTTAGTTGTGTCAATATTATAAACCATAAAATCAGGAGTAACAATAGCTCCTTCAAGTGATGAGTTCACAATACCAAAAGCTGCGCTTTTTCCATCAATTTTTGAGATGACAAACTGTCCTTCTTTTACGCGCGTTTGACGTTTTGTCCCAATTTGAGAGCCTATAACTGTATCGCGTTCCTGAATGCCTTTGTTAAATAGTTTTACCGTCAAACGAGTGTATTTAATATTAGGTTCAACGTATATAACATCTTTGCTCAATGATACGACACTTCCAATCTTCACTTTCTTGTATATAGGATTATAATTAATATTTGTTACGTCGAAAACAGACTTAACACTCCAATTAGATAAATCCGAACGATTAACTATTTTTGTATAAGTCATATTTGACATAACTTTTCCACTTAACCAAGAAGAAACTTCTTTGGCTGCTATTGGCAATTCTTCATTTTGCGAAGGTAAACCAGTGGAAGAAATTCCGGCATCATTTACTTTCGTAACTGATAGCAGATAATCTTTCTCTGGCATCTCGCCGTCCTTGAGCTTTTCTATAAAAACAAGACTTGGTTTTATGTTTGCACCAGATGACAGAAATACATCTGCAGGTATTGAGGTAATATTGAGTATTCTGGCTCGTGTTTCTATAAATCTACGGACACGTTCCAATGCTGGATTATCCAGCACTCCTTCTGGCAATACAATACCTGCTCGTTTACCAGGTTTTAATAAGTTTATACAACGTTCAATGAATAAGATTTCGGTACTATTGTTGTTGATTTTATATAAATCTAATATGCGTTTTCCTATTTTTTTATCCTTGCCAATTTCTTGTGCATAATTTTTTATAGGAATATATACATTACTAACGTATTCGCTACCATACAAATTCTCATATAAAGTTTTTTCTCTATCTGTAGGAATATCTGAGTCAGTAATACGCATATCCTTTTCAACATGAGCTCCGAAAGGTGGATTTATAAGGATTATGTCAAAGTGGTTGTCATAAACTCCTCCTACATTAAGAAGACCATCATGAAGATAAACTCCAACATGTCCATCACCGTGCATAATCATGTTCATTTTAGAAGTTCTGGCCATACGGGCGTTGGCATCTACTCCAAAGAAATAGTCATGACATAGTTTATGATAACGACTTCCTTCAATTGTCTTATCACACTCACATAGTAAATTGTTGATCCTACTTTGTTTCTCAGAGTCTGAGAGATTCAAATTGTCCATCAATGTTGCAATCTGATTATGAATATCTTGATCAATCTCATTCTGAACATGTTCAAATGCTCTAATCAAGAATCCTCCACTTCCACAACAAGGATCGCATACCTTGTCTCCTTCTTTTACATTCAACACTTCAACCATATAATTAACTATGGTCCTTGGTGTAAAAAATTGTCCTAATTCCCCACGGAAAGTTTTTCCTAGAAACAGTTCAAATGCAATACCCTTTATGTCATCAGAGGTATCATACAACTCGACATTGCTTAACTCTTCCAAAATAAGTAAGAAACTCTCTCTGCGAATTCTTATTCTATCTTCTGAGTCAAAAAGACCATCGGCTGAATATGTTTCCTTAACTTCGTTAAATAAATATTGGATGTAGTCTATTTCCCCATTATATGACAGCTCATCTTTTATGAATTTATCTTTGCTATAAACGAGTTCCTCTCTTGCATCACGTTCATACAGCATCTTTATAAATAAGATTTTACTTATTTCATCAAATGCTGCTTCTGGAGAGAGTTTATCCACATTACGTATGATATTGTGACAACGAGTTAAGGTTTTCAAAAACTTATCTTTTGAATAACCTCTCACTTTATTTACAAATAAAGCTAAATTCTCGTCTGAAATAATATCCTGAGCTGAGGGAAAATCACTAATGCGTTCTATTTTCAGAGGTCTGGCATTTCTATCAATATAAAAGACTTTTGTTTCCTTAAGATTATGTGCGACATAAAATGCCATGTCATTAAGGACTGCCTGCTTATATTGTTCAAAATAATCTTCGGCTTTAATTTTTATGTGTTCAGCCTTACATGCAACAAGAACATAAATATCTGGAGCGAGCCCTGATTTTTTATCTTCAGGACTACGCCATATTGCAATATCTGCAATTGATGTTGGAGAAACCGTTACATTAAACTCCATCTGCTCTGGTAAATATCCATAAGAATCTACCAAACGTTGGAAAAAAGTTTCTGCCAACTTCTGCTTACTCTGATTTATATCTGCTCTCATTGAAACTATGTTCGTATTATTTTTTATGAAGTATTGACTTTGCCACACAACACCCCAATTAATTACAAAAGTACTAATATTTTGCAGCACTTGCAACATTTGTGGAATTCATTCTTGATTTAAGAAGCATATTTCGTTCTATGATGTGAATAAAGCATCATAGAACCATCACACAGCAATATCTTCATTTTTTATAGGCACAAACATATTGTAGGGATAATTAATAACCAACCCACCTTAATCCAATAAAGAAATCAATGATATGAAATCATTAGATGTATTATTTTATTGAATAATTCTTATCTTTGCAGTGTAGTAAGAGTGTTCTTTGGATTGACGCAAGACATAGTAAAATATAAAACTTAGCTCGTTTCTAAATCGTTACCTATTAAAAAGCATATTCTTATAAACTGCTTATTTTCAACGTGTAGAATAAATGGTGATGCCTAAGTGCATGAAAGAGCATGGCATAGAGTACAATGATTTTATACGAATGGTCGTAAACAGTGCGTTCTAACTGATAATTAAAAACAAATAGAAATAAGCAAATTCAACATTAAAAAACTGTGATATGGCACGATACAAGAAAATCCCGTATGAAAAGGTCGCTGAGGTTTATACTAAGAAAGCTGGTAATATATCATCTACGTGTACTTCTCTCGGCATAGACCGAAACACATTTACCGCATGGCGTAAAAAGTACCCTAAATTGAATCAACTACTGTCAGATGTTGATGAGAGTTTAATCGATTTTTCTGAAAGCAAATTGCTTGAACAGATTAACGCAGGCAACCTTACGGCCATCATATTCCATCTCAAGACAAAAGGCAAAAAACGTGGCTATGTGGAAAGCGTTGAGCAAAACGTGAATGTCAATCCATTTGAGAAACTGATGCAAGAATTGCCTGATGATGAGGAATGAGCCATGTACGCAAGGACATACGCTACTTAAAGTCATGGATAGAAGACTGGAATAGGTTTTGCCGTGATGTTTTGAAGGTTCGTTTAGACAGCGAGCAGCAATCTATCATATCCTCTGTCCAGTACAATCCTATGACAGCTGTTGCATCAGGTACAGCTCGTGGTAAGGACTTCGTTGCAGCATGTGCTGCTATGTGTTTTATGTACCTCACTCCACGTTGGAAAGATGGCAAATTATACAAGAATACAAAAATTGCCATGACTGCACCAACAGCAAGGCAGGTATATAACATCATGATGCCTGAAATCTCACGACTATTTAGAAATGCAGAATTTTTACCCGGTCGACTTCTATCTTCCGGAATAAGGACTAATTATGAAGAATGGTTCCTGACGGGGTTTAAGGCTGGTGATGACAATACTGAAGCATGGTCTGGGTTCCACGCTGTGAATACAATGTTCGTCGTTACTGAAGCATCGGGTATTTCAAAAGCAACATACAATGCTATTGAAGGTAACTTACAGGGAAATTCCCGTTTACTCATCGTGTTTAATCCTAACATAACTACGGGTTATGCCGCACGAGCCATGAAATCCAATCGATTTGCGAAGTTCCGGTTAAACTCACTCAATGCAGAGAATGTAGTCAAAAGGAAATTAGTCATTCCCGGTCAAGTAGATTATGAATGGGTAAAAGATAAAGTGATAAATTGGTGTTCTCCCATTCAGAAGGCAGATTTTAATGAAGGAGAAGGTGATTTTAAGTGGGAAGATGGTCTATACCGACCTAATGACCTTTTTCGTGTCAAGGTACTTGGAATGTTTCCAAAAGTCTCCGAAGATGTACTTATTCCGTATGAATGGATAGAGATTGCAAATGATAATTGGAATCGATTACAAGAAGAAGGTTTTACACCGTCTAAATCATGTAAGATTGGTTCTGATGTTGCTGGTATGGGTCGAGATGAAAGTGTACTTTGCCCTCGATACGGAAACTATGTCCCTAAATTTGAAGTTCACCAATCTGCTGGAAAAGCGGATCACATGCATGTCGCAGGAATGCACATCATATATCTTTCTGACAAAAAATCTAAAGCGTACATCGATACAATAGGAGAAGGAGCTGGAGTATATTCTCGACTGGAAGAACTCGGATATAGGAATGTTTATTCTTGCAAGTATTCCGAGAGTGCAAAAGGCTTGCATGACCTTACCGGACAATATGAATTTGCCAATATGCGAGCTTACTGCTATTGGTCTTTACGTGATTGGCTTAATCCTAAGAACGGTTTTGGGGCGGCTATTCCCCCTTGTGACAAACTCATGGAGGAAGCAACCGAAACACACTGGAAGTTCCAAAGCGATGGACGAATTATAATTGAACCGAAAGAAGAAATCAAGAAACGTATCAAACGTTCGCCAGACTATATGGATGCACTAGCTAATACATTTTACCCATTTGACTATGATTTTATTAGTGACGAAGAATTACTAAAAGACTTTTTATGATCGCTATAAACCTCTATCTTTGTATCGAAAACTGTCTTATTATTTATTAATAATTGCAGTTTTCATTGCTCTTATGTACGCCGGCTTGTGAAAGTCGGCGTTTTTGATATTACAATATCCAAGTTACCAAAAGTTAAACTCCTGATTATGAGCAAAATAAGGCTGTAAATATTTGGTTAACTAACTGATAATGAGTATCTTTACAATACTAAAACAAATCAATATTACTAACAATTAAAAGACAAAAACGATGAAAGTAACAGAAATAATGGTAGGTTTGAGATACAGAATTTCGGGTGATTTACAAAATGGGAATTATGTAACGCACGATGATGTAGTGCGAAAAATAACACGCATTACCGACACACATGTGATATGTGAATGTGGACGCATATTTATAATTAATAGTAATCTAAATATTGAAAAATTCTAAGTTTAACCGATAGGGCGAAAGCCCCTATATAACACATAAGAGCAATGAAGCATTCAGAAGAACAAATAAAAGAAATAATGAACAACTTGGCAGACATAAATTTGTAGTTATGACAGGATCAAAATTTACCGGTTACATGGAGAATGAATCTGGTGACCTGCAGCAGGTTATTAAATTGAGCAAAAATAAATCTGGCGCAGATAAATTAATTATTACTTATGAAGAAGGTAAGGATACTTATTCTATGAGATTCATTAAATCCCCGAAATTAAACAAAAAGACTTTTTCCGAGGCCAAAGAGGTCTTCTTTTCGAGTGATATTTATGCTGAACAGTTGCAAGAAGTGTTCACACAAGTGACAGGCTTATATACTCATCTTTAAACATAAAATCGATGAAAGCAAACAATCCTAACTACAAATTCGAAATAGCATAACTAAATACATAAGAGCAATGAAAAAGAAAGCAGTAGAATACAGCATAACAGCAAAAAAACAAGATTTTGAAGTTGTCAAAGTTTATTCTTCTATAGACTCTGCTAATTTCGCAAGAAAGTTCTATCATGAAGATATTCTTATTTACGAAAGTGCATTCATTATATTGATGAACAAAGCCTGCAATATAACCGGGTATGCTAAAATCTCTCAAGGAGGAATATGCAGCGCATTAGCTGACAAAAGATTGATTGCCAAATATGCTATTGATACCCTCTCTACTAATGTCATATTCGTTCATAATCACCCAAGCGGTAACAAAAACCCTAGTAATGAGGATATAAAAATGACTCACTCCCTTAAAAATCTATTAGATATATTTGATATAAAATTATTAGACAGTATTATTCTAACTGAAAATGATTATCTTTCAATGAACGATGAATGCCTTATATAGTATCTCAGCTGCAACCTCACACGCAATTTTCAGATTCACTGATGAAACAATCTTTGCCATTCTCAATAGAATAACTGGATAATAACGCAAATTCACTTCCACTTGCCGTTGGTTACTTGATGATAAATCACTCATTCCCAGCCATCTTGTTTTTGTCTTGCTTTGTCTTATTCTTTATTATCCTCTTTTCTTAAAAAAATAAAACTCGATCAATATTTTATTGAAAAGTGTATGAAATTCATATACTTTACTGTATATTTGCAAAAAGCGTATGAAGATGTACGCCACCCGACTTGTCGTAAACACCTGTTTGTCCGTTTAGGCGGAGGCACATCTGAAAGAAGATGCGAATAGTCTGCTGGCTACATTGCTACGCAGACTATTTTTTTTGTTTAAACCTAAATGAAATGAACAGACAACAGCAAGTTTTCGTAAGGTTGAAACTTAAAGCGAAGGCGTTAGGGTTCAACGCAAAGGAATTGAAGGGTATCGCCGCCAAAATTGCCGATAACCTGAAATCCGCAGAAGATGCCTCAGAAGAGGATGTAAACGCAGAAATCGACGAGCAGATAGAAGCGGTTCTCCCTTACCTCACTTTCGGCCAGTCGCAAGCCAACCGTTTGCTTGACGAATGGAAGAAAAAACACCCCGAATCAGAAGAAGATGATGATGACGACGTTGACGATGACACGTCAAAAGGCGGCTCTCGTCCAGCTGGTTCAAACAAGAAAAATCCCAACAACAAAGGAAATGAACAAGAAGAAGAACCCGCATGGTTTAAGTCTTTCAGAGAGCAACAGGAAGCCCGTTTTGCAGCATTGGAAGGTGAAAAAGTTTCTAACTTGCGTAAAGCCAAACTTGAAGCCCTGCTGAAAGACACTGGAACATTCGGTTCACGTACCTTGAAAAGCTTCTCTAAGATGAACTTTGAAAGTGACGACGATTTCGAGGAGTTCTATTCAGATGTTGAGGAAGACCTGAAGAATTACAATCAAGAGCGTGCAGATGCAGGTTTGGCAACATTGGCAACCCCTCCTGCTGCCGGAAGTAAAGGTTCGGGTAAACAAGACGAAGTATTAACCGACAAAGAAGTTGAAGATTTAGTCAACACTTTCTAAGTCAAAAAAGAAATTGTAACAATGGGTGCAACAGCAAATTTATCAAGCGAAATGGAAGTTCTCAATGCCGGAATGGATTCTGTCGTAATCCGGCATTATGTAGCTGGCATTATCGGAGGTCGTACTCTTGACGTATCAAATTATAACCTTCCGGTTATTAAAGCCGGGCACGTTGTTATTCGTGATCCGTCAACAGACACGTACAAACCTATGCCCGTAAAATCATCTGGCGATGGATACGACTCACTTCCCGGTTCTCATGAATATGTAGGAGTAGTTGTATGTACAAAACCAACTAGTGAACCATTGGTTGGTATTATGTATAGTGGCGAAGTCAATGATTTGGCGAGTCCATACCCCATAGACGACATAAAAGCGGCTATGAAAACGGCATTGCCAACTCTTGTATTCTTACACGATTAATGTAGAAAGGAGGTAAAAAAATGAAAGAATCACTATTTATTGAATACATCAGAAAGATTTTCCCGAAACTTCAAACCATCATCGAGAGAATCAATGGTAAGCGAGGCAATCAGCTTACATATCTTCACAAGACAATGCTTCGCAAAGAATATTCCGCAGACCAAAAGTGGGAAAGTGCATCAGTTAACACAACTTATGTTGCGGCCGACATGGTAGCAATGGACTCACCTCTCCCTCCCAAGATGAGAGACTCCATTGCACACGCAAATGGTACATTGCCAAAGGTCGGAATGAAAAAAATTCTTCGTGAGACTCAGATCAACACAATCAACATCATGAAAGCTCAAGGAGCTGCGTTCACTAATATAGCTAACAAGCTAACCAACGATGCGGTAGCTTGCTCTGTTGGTATCGATGAAAAGAACGAAGCAAACTTTTTAACTGCTTTATCTGATGGAGTTGTAATCGTTGAAGATGAAAACAATACAGGAACTGGATTGCGCATAAATTTCAACTATTTACCGCAAAATAGCTTTGGTGTAGAAACAGCAGGAACTATTTCTTCTGATGACATAAAGCGTGTTATTGCAAAAGCTGACGCAGATGGTAACTCAATTACAACGATAGCAATCTCGTTATCGACTTACAATAAAATGAGACAAGAACAATGGGCAAAAGAATTGGTTGCCAACTATCGAGGTCAGACATTCGACAGCAACACTAAGTTACCTGTTCCTACTGCTACATTGTTTGACGAAGCATTTGCCGATGACAACAACGGAATTACATTCTTAAAGATTGACCGTACAGTCATTTCTGAGAAAAATGGTAAACGCATTCCGTACAAACCGTGGAATGCGAACAAACTAATATTCCTTACTACACAAGAAGTTGGCGCATTGGTTTGGGGCACACTTGCAGAAGTTACTAATCCCGTAGCAGGAGTAATTTATTCCACGGTAGATGAATACAAACTTATCAGCAAGTATTCTAAAAATGATCCTTTGCAGGAATTTACAAGTGGTCAAGCATTAGTTCTCCCTGTTATTGAGAATGTAGACCAAATCTACTCCCTCGACATTTCAGAGGCTCAAACGATTGACTCTACCGAAGAGGGAAAAGATTCTACCGATAAGAACATCACCATTTGGGGGCAAGCTTACATAAAAGCAAACTTCGTCGCAGAGTTCAATAAAATAACCGGTAAAAACTTATCGACGACTATTTCAGACGATAAGTTAATTGCTGCTGTAAACAAATTGAATGATGCCGATGAAGCGAAGCTCAAAAAAGCTGTTGAATCATATAAAACAACAAATGGAGATAGTTAAGCCATGAAGACAATTCAGCAAGCTCTCATAGACGAAATACATTATCCGATTTCTATCGGTTTTGTAGAGAATGTGATGATAAAACGCAAACTCAATCCTCTTAGTTATTGCGATTCAGATACAATGAGCTCAAAAGAGTATATGGGAGCTTTGGCTGACTGTCTTTGGTCTTTAGTTCAATCTATCAATTTTTCTGAAGCAGACAAGTCTTTCGGGTCTTTGTCAGATAAAGACAAAGAACGTATTCTGTTACGTGTTAACTCAATCTATAATGCCATTGGTGAACCTTCGGTAGAGTTGGAGGCAAAGCCAATGGTATATATAGGTGACTGCCTTTTGTAATATGTCAGTAATAAGACTATATCCACACAGATTGCAGTACCTCGTATCAAAAGATGGTTACGAGGATAGCAATGGTGATTATCATGAAGGAGAAACTAACTGGGAAGGCTGTATTGAATGCGACGCGGTTCCTGCCGGTAAAGCCTCTGAAAAAGAGTTTGACGATGGTATTGTAAGAAGCTATTCATATACAGTTTATCTACGTGCAAATTGTCGAACATTCATGATCGGTGACAGGATTAAGATACATCTGCTTGAAGGAATTGAAAGGGAGTTTAGTGTGAAAGGTTTCCATCGCTACCAGAAACAATGTAAACTATGGGTATAAGAATGACCACCAAGCTAAGCGAAGTGCATGACATGCTCATGAGAGAAGCAGAGCGTGTCGAGCGTCTTACTATTCGTGCTTTATCCAAACTTGGCGAACAATGCGTTACAAAAATTCGTGATAGAGCAGGTGATAAAAGTTGGTACGACCAAACAGGCAACTTGCGTAGTTCGGTTGGATATGTGATTGCTCATAATAAGAACATCATTCAATACTCAACTTTCAACCAAGTGAAGCAAGGTTCAGAAGGTGTAAAAACAGGTAAAGACTTAGCGAAAGAACTTGCTAAAAGATATTCTAATAACTATGTACTTATCGTAGTCGCCGGAATGAACTATGCTGAATTTGTAGAAGCGATGGATAATAAAGACGTACTTGCATCAACCGAACTTTGGGCAAGAGAACAAGTTCCATTGATGCTTGAAAAACTTAAAAGACAGATTGCGAAATAATGAAATCTGATATTGAAATAGCTAAGTTCGTTTATCACAAAATTAAAGGTACAGAACTCGAATGTAATGTCTCCGGTAAATTGAGTGACAGAGGAAGGCCCAACAAATCTGATAAAGAAGATATAGTCATATCTGTTCTTGCAAATGAAGGTTGCGGACAAATACAACGAGCCTATGTGAATGTCAATATATATGTCAAAGACTTATGGGACTCTGAAACTAAAACATGGGAAAAAGATTCAATCCGAATTTGTGAATTATGCGAACTATCGAAGTTTTTATTCGCTATACGAAAAGACGAATATCATACGGTTCCATCACAATGCAGTCAAAAAACTGATTCAACAGGAGTTTCATTTGAAGACGGACATACAGAGCATTTCATTAATAACAAACTGTACATAGAGATAAATAACGAATAAATTTTTAATATAAATTAGGTATATCATGGCAGTAATAGGATGGGGTAAGCCCCGTGTATTTATAAAAGATTTGGATGCTTCTGCTCCTAAATGGGAGAAATTACCTACCCCTGTGGAAGATTCTACACAGTTGACAACAACAAAAGGAGATAAACAAGAAGCAAAAATCGAAGGAGGCGAAAATGAAGATGTAAAGTATGGAAAGAATACCTATGCTTTGGCATTGAACATTCGTGCCGCAAAAGGACGTAAGCGTCCTGTAAGTGATAGCGATGGTGTTGTTGCACACAATTATGCCGTTGTTGTTCAACCGGAAGACCCAGAAGTTCAAGGCTTCTGTATGGAGAAAACGACAGTTTCCGTCGAAGACACCTTTACTTCTGCTGACGGTGGTGTTTGGGCATACACTTTTGATGCTTTGAAAGCAGCCGCCGATAAAAAACAAATTCAGTGGGGTAAAATCATCGTGACGGAATCCGGTGGAAACATCAGTAAAATTGAATGCGATCCTGAAGATGAGTCTGGAGACGGTGATAAATTCGAAGTAGCTCCTAATCCAAGTGTTGGTGTATAATTCAATAGGTTGTAGATAGAGCCAAACGTGGGGGCTTCGTACCCACGTGTTCTGCGTATCTGGTGTAACGGTAGCACATATACACTCCATGTATAAAGTTGTGGTTCGACCCCACAGTTACGCTCAGTATAATTTATTTTGCATGGACAAAGAAGGGAAAATAATAGAAATGGATATTGCAGATACTATCATGGAAAGACCTTATGAGTTCCATATAGGAGAAATGCAATTCTACTTATACCCTGCCACATTGGGTAAAATATACCTTTTATCACGTCTTACCGAAAATTTAGAAATAAATAAAGACTTCCTTTCTCTAAATCCATATATGGAAGCATTACGATTATGCGATTCCAAAAGAGATATTATATGCAAAATATTGTCTTACCATACATTCGATAAAAAGGAAGAATTATTCAATAGCCACCTAATAA